ATGCAAAGGCCCCCACTTTGGGGGCTCGTTTGGGGGCTCGGTTTGCTGACCGATGCAGCCTGCCGGAAGGCGAAGCCGGGCGAGAAGGATCGCAAGCTCACAGACTCGGGTGGCCTGTACCTGCTGGTGAAGACCAGCGGCACGAAATCCTGGCTGTGGAAGTATCGCATCCACGGCAAGGAAAAGAAGCTCACGATCGGCCGCTATCCGTCAGTCGGAGTAGCGGATGCGCGCAGAGCGAGAGACCAGGCGCGCGAACTGCTGGATGCGGGACTGGACCCGTCTGCCGAGAAGAAGCGCTCGAAGGTCATGGCGGCCACTGCGGCGCTCGACACATTCGAGCGGGTCGCGCGCGCTTGGCACGAGCAGCGGAAAGCCACGCTGGCGCCCCGCTATGCGCAGCAGATCCTCGATCGGCTCGAGGCGGACGTCTTCCCCCGCATTGGTGCGCTGCCGATCACCTCGGTGACACCGCCCCAGGTGCTGGATGCGATCCGGGCCATCGAAACGCGAGGCGCGCGGGAAATGGCACATCGGGTGCGCATGCACATTTCCGACGTGTTCGTGTGGGGCATCGCCTCGGGGATCTGCGAGCAGGATCCTGCGGCGGTGATCCGCAAGGCATTGAAGCCGACCGATCCGAAACTGCGGCCGGCCATCCTGAAGATCGAGCAGCTCCGCGCCGCGATCACGAAGACCGAGGCCGTGCCCGACATCTATTGGGCCACGCGGCTCGCTTCGCGCCTGCTGGCTTTGACGGCAGCGCGGCCGGGCGTTCTGAGGTTGGCCGAGCGCTCCGAATTCGAGCAGCTCGACGGCAAGGCACCGCTGTGGCGGATCCCCGCCGAGAAAATGAAGCTCACCCGCGAGCGCAAGAAGGATGCGAGCTTCGAGTTCGTGATTCCGCTGTCTCGTCAGGCGGTCGCAGTGGTGAAAGCTGCGATGGAAGCCAGCCCCAGCCCGAAATGGCTCTTCCCGGGCGTCGGCGATCGGCGGAAACCGATCAGCGATTCGACGCTAAGCGGCCACTACCTCGATGCAGGGCTGCGTGGCCGGCATGTGCCGCATGGCTGGCGCGCCAGCTTCTCCACGATCATGAACGAGCGTGCTGCAGTCGAGGACCGCGAGCGCGACCGGGAAATCATCGACCTGATGCTGGCGCATGTGCCGGATGGCGTGGAGGCGGCCTACAATCGCGCCGCCTACATGCCCCGCCGGCGCGAGCTGGCGCAGGCATGGGCCGATCTGCTGATGGAGGGCCTGCCGCCCCCGGACAGCCTCACGCCCTAGAGGCCCGCACCAAAGCTGCAGGCGGCCGCTCATGAGCGCGCGCGGGGGAACATTCGACGCGCGGCCTTTCGGCGCGATTGCCGCGGCCATCACCAGCACGAAGCTGGACCGGCAGACAAAGGCGCTCCTGCAGCGGGGCGACAGCCCGCGCAGCGGCGAGCCGGTCTGGCGAAACAGCTATTACGTTGGCCAGATCGAGGATCGCGTCTGGAAGCCGATCAACGGGGGGACCGCTCGCAGCGGCAAGCGCTGGACTGCAGCCCTGCTGAAGGCGGCAAAGGCATTCGAGCTGCGGACGCGCTCGGAGAGGCGTGAAGTGGAGCCCGGCGCCCGAAATGGCGCGCTGGGCGAAGTCGGCATTGCCGTGCTCGAGCATCTCTATGCGACAGTCGATTACACCACTGGTCGACTGGAGCCGGCGATCCGGACGATCGCCGACGCGATCGGCCGCGCCTATTCGGCCGTCCACGAAGCGCTGTGCCGCCTGCGCAAGCACGGCTTCCTGCACTGGATGCGCCGCTCGCAGCCCATCAAGGATCCTGTCCCGGGTGGGCCGCGGGTGGAGCAGGCAAGCAACGCTTACGCGCTCCTCGTGCCCGAGGGGATGAAGGGCTGGCTCGCGCGCCTGCTCGGCACACGAAAGCCGCCCGCCTGCGAGGAGGATCGCCACAGGCGCAAGCGAGAGGAGTTCGAGCACATGCTCGCCAGCCTCTCCGCCCGCGAATATGCCGACGCCTTCACCTGGAACGGCGATCGCCTCATCGGCGAGACCCTGCGGCGCCTTGCCGCGGCCGTTGACCGGCGTGAATCGCCGAAGGGCGAATCCGGCGGGAGCGATGAAACCGGGGGATCATACTGATCCGGAGAAGGAATGAGGGCGCCAGGGCGCCCTCATGCTGGGGCTTCGCCCCGCCTTCTTCACAGAACGCCTCCCAACCGGCCGGAACGGCCAGCAAACAACCGCCGGAGGCACCGGCGGACCAGCCGGGCTGCGCCCGGCTGCAGCTCGGCAGGGGCTGAGGGGCAAGGGTCGTGCCACCCTCGCCCCTCTCGCGGATGCTACGTGGCGATTGCGTCCAGGGCGAAATTGCTGATCAGCAGCTCACCCACGCGCTTGCCCGATCCGGCCGCCGCGCTGGAGATCGTGTAGGTCGTTGCCACCTCCTGCATGTTGAAGGCGGAAAACACCGCGCGGATCTCCGGCGTGTCGTTGATCGAGAGAAGGAATTTGCCGCGCGCGCCGGCGAGCACCTGCGCCAGCTGCTCGAAATCCTCGCGATCGAATACGCCGGCGCCGTAGTCATCCTCGCAGCCGAAATACGGCGGATCGAGATAGAACAACATGCCCGGCCGGTCGTAGCGCGCGATGAACCTGGCGAAGGGCAACTGCTCGATGATCACGCCGGCCAGGCGCTCGTGCAGATCCGCCAGCATCGGCTCGAGCTTCGTGATGTTGAAGCGCGCGCCGGCGCGCGAATCCACGCCGAAGCTGCGGCCGACGATCTTTCCGCCAAAGGCGAGCCGCTGCAGGTAGAGGAAGCGCGCGGCGCGCTGCAGATCCGTCAGCCTTTCCGGCGCCAGCGCCGCGAGGCGATCGAATTCATGACGGCTCGCCACCCGCCAGCGCAGCATGTCGATGAAATAGGGATAGTGCTCCTGCAGCACGCGGAAGAAGTTCGCCACGTCGGCCGAGATATCGTTGATCGCCTCGGTGCGCGGCCGCGTGGACCGGCGCAGGAAGATTCCGCCCATGCCCACGAACGGCTCAGCATAGCCATCGTGCTCGGTGCGGTCGATGATCGCGCAAATCCTGCGGGCGAGATTGCGCTTGCCCCCCTGATAGCCGGCAGCAGGGGAAACCGGGCGAACTTGCTGAATTGACTCCATCTTCTGAAAACGCTCCATAGGCCCCGCCCGTATGCGCGGGTGCGGGGCGGCCAGTCGGCCAACTGTGTCGCGGCGAGGCCCAATCTCGTCGGTTTTCCGGGTTGGCGCCCGGAAGCCCCCGCTCCCGCCTCACTGGCGGGCCGGGGGAATTTCGTATGTGCAATCTCTATCGGATGGATCGCGCGGGCTCGGAGGTCGCCAAGCTCTTCGGCACGATCGGCGCGGCGCCGACGGCAAACGTTCCAGCGGAGATCTATCCCGGCTATCCCGGCCTGGTCGTCGCCGGCGGCGAATTGCGCTCGATGGTGTGGGGCTTTCCGCTGGCCATGAAGAGCAAGCGCACCGGCGCGCTGCTCAAGCCCAGGCCCGTGAACAACACCCGCAGCGACAAGCTAGACAGCTTCATGTGGCGCTACAGCTTCGCCGAGCGGCGGTGCCTGATACCCATCACCGAATTTGCCGAGGCGGAAGGCCCGGCCGGCGCGAAAACGCGCAGCTGGTTCACCCTGCCCGATCAGGCGATCTTCGCGGCCGCCGGCATCTGGCGCGAAACCGACGAATGGGGCTCGGCCTACTCCATGGTCATGACCGAGGCGGACGGTGTCGTCGCCACGGTCCATGATCGCATGCCGGTGCTGCTGCACCAGGACGACTGGCGCCGCTGGACGGATGGATCGGTCGAGGAAGCCCGCGGCTTATGCACGCCCTATCGGGGCGCCATGGCTATTCGCCGCACGGACGAACTCTGGACGGCGCGCCGCAATGCCCCGTGAAAGTGCGCGGAGCTCCCTGCTTCTCAAGGTCGAGGCCAGCTTCATCGTGGCCGGGTGGATCATCTGCCTCGCGCAATACATCTGGCCTCTGATCTCGTGAGAACATCACACGAACATAACGCTTGACCCGACTCGCCGGAGCGGCGCCCATAGGCCCATGCCCCGCCGCTCCATCCAGCAGTCGAAATACGACGAACTCGCCTTCCCCATCCGGATCCGCTTCCGCGTTCCACCGGGGGGCATCGGCGAAGTGTCCTATCGGCTGCACGATTGGATGATCCATCAGATCGGGTCCGGCGCCTGCGCGCAGCACAGCTCTTCCTGCCTGATCGGCAGCGCCTTCGCCCTTCATTTCCGGCGCATTGAGGACGCTGCCCGCTGCATCGCCGAATTCCCGGAGCTTGAGCTTGCCGACGCAATCGATTCACCCGCTTACATCTCGCCCTACAAGGGGCGGGATCACGGCAAATCGTCCTAGGCGGTGAGCATCTCGCCCCAGCGCTCGAAGAGCTCCCGGCGCCGATCGAGCAGCTGCGCGCGATTGTAAGCCGCTTCAACCTTCCCCTTCGCGCTATGTGCCAGCGCGAGGTCGATGGTGGTGCGCCACCCCTCGCCCAGCTGCTCGTTGAGTATGGTCGAGAAGCTCGATCGCCAGCCATGCGGAACATGGCGGCCTCCATAACCCAACCGCTTGTAGAGTGCATTGATCGCGCCCTCGCCGACCGGCGCCGTCCCGCCCCGTCCGGCGAAGATGAGCCCGGCAGAGGGCTGCGCCTCGCGCAGCACCGCCACCGCAGCGCGCGAAAGCGGCACCAGGTGCTCGAACCGCGGCTCGTTCTTCTTCGCGCGGGCCAGCTTCATGCGCGCCGGCGGCACGCGCCACAGCGGCGCCGCGCCATCCAGATCCTCGATCTCGTCCCACCGCGCCCCCCGCACCGCGTCGAGACGCACCGCCGTCAGCGCCAGGAAGCGAGAGGCCAGCACCGTTGCGCGGGCCGCGCAACTCGCCTCGCAGGCGCCCAGGAGCGCCCGGCAATCCTCGATCGCCAGCAGCGCGGGGTGCGGAGTCGCTGGCGGCGCGTCGCGCAGCGCCGCGCCGAGGCTCGCCGCGGGGTTCACCGTCACCAGGCCCTCCGCGATTCCGAAGGCGAAAATCTCCGACAGGCGCTGGCGGACGCGCTGTGCCGTGGTCAGGCGCCCTCGCCCTTCCACAGCACGCAATGCGGCGAGCAGCTCGGGCGGCTCAATCGCCCCGGCCGCGCGCCTGCCGAGCTCGGGAAACACGTCGCGCTCCAGGCTGCCAAGCACATCATCGGCATGTGCCGGTGACCAGCCCGGCAGATTGTGCCGAAACCACGAGCGGGCGAGCTGCTCGAGTGTCTGGCCGGTGTCGGTCGAGGAAGCCCGGGCCCCGGGATCCGCGCCACTGCGCAGGATCTCCTTCGCTTCCTCCCGACGCATGCGCGCCTGGGCGAGGCTGAGCTCCGGAAACCGGCCGATCGTGAGCAGCTTCTCGCGGCCGGCGAAGCGATACTTCAGCCGCCAGCTCTTCAGCCCGGTCGGCGCCACGAACAGGAACAGGCCGCCGACGTCGAACAGTTTATATGCGCGCGCCTGCGCGCCAGCGGCTTTTGCCGCGGCGTTGGTGAGCATCAAATTTTCCTGTACTATTAAGGGCGTAGTTAGCCGCAAAATCCTTCGGCGGGTTCCCGATGGCTCCGCCGTGCGCTAGAACCTGTGGCCCGTTGGAAAGGCGCGTGAAGATGACCCCAGTTGAACAAATCGCGCGCCTGGTCGCCACGGGGCTCGGAGCCGATCCTGACGAGATCGTGACGGCTGAAGAGGATGCGCTGGTGGCCTTCGGCGTTCGCAATCCGCACGCGGCCTGGACCCGCTACATCGACATTGCTCGTCTGATCCTCACTGAGTTCGAACCGAGCGAAGCGATGCTCGCCGCCTGCGATTGCCCGCGAGAGAAATGGCGGGGCATGGCCGAAGCTGCACTTGCCGAGGGCCCGCCGATCAAGCCCTACAATAACGGCGGATAACCCCTCCGCCGCCAGACTGCTTGCAATTGGCGGTTTTCCGCCGCGCAGCTGCCGCAGTCGCGCTAACTATACCCCCGGCGATACCCCTGATTTGCGCTGCCCGATCATGCCGGAGCGCCGGTCACGCTGATCGATTGCAGCGTGACCGTCCTGCCGTCCGTATTCGTGGTGCTCTCCCAGGCGATGTAGCCGGTCTTGCCCTCCGGCACGGTGAAGGTGTGGATGTTCGTCCCACCGCCTGGCGCGTTAAACGACTGCGCAGCCGAGATCTGGTCGGAAACGATCGATCCGGTCGAGACGCCGGCAATTTGGCTCCGACCGGTGTTGTTCGCGGTGGAGGTGGTGTAGGTAAACGTCACCACGTAATCGCCGGGCGGCAAGACCTTCGCGGGGTCCGTCACAACCCAGCGGTTCGTTCCAGATCCACCGCCGATTGTCATCGTGCCTGCGCTCGTATCGAGCGTGACAGGAGCGGTTCCGCCACCCTCGCGGGTCACCCCCAACGGCAATTGCGCATTGCCCGGCGTCGCCTCGGTAAAGTCGATGGTATACGGCGCCCAGCTCGGCAAGGGATCAGGTTCAGTCGCGCCGAACGTCAGTGTTCGCTCCATGGCGATGGTGCCCAGCGCGCCCGCGGTGTCGAACTCGTTATAGGTCTTCGTCCGTGCCTGCCGGCGTGCGCTGATCCGCGTGTATTGCGGCCGTGACGGGGCATCTGTGATCTGCCGAACCGTATGGCCGGTGATCGGATTGCGTAGCAGCAGGTCGGTGGGATCTCCGAGATCGACCGTGCTGTTGTCGGCGGGCAGCTCTGTGTAGCTTGCACCGCCATCGGTGCTGAAGGCGGAGAATGCGCTGTCGAGGATGATCATCCCCAGCGTCCGCGTATTGACCGATCCGGCGCTGGTGGCGGTGACAGACTCCCTCACCGTACCCATGCCGTCGAGCGCGAAATCATGCGTCATTTCGATCTGCACGGCATTGGCGAAGGTGATCCGCGAACGCTGGCGGAAGGAGAAGGACGGGACATAGCCAGACTGCAGCAGGTCGGGACCGGCGTATTCGAGCACAACCTCGCCCCCGTGATACGATCCGCCGTAGGGTCTCACAGCGCCGCTCTGGAAGGCATAGTCCCACGCGCCGATGTCGCTGCCCAGCGTCACGCCGCTCGTCGGATCGTCATCGATATCGCCAACCGCGTAGATCGCCGTGAGGCGCCAGGGCTCCCACGGCGCGCCGCTGTCCGCCGCGTCCGAGCCGCCGATATTGCGCTGGAACTTGAGCGCGATCGCGCCCAGCTCGTGATGAGGTGCGAGCACATAGGCGAGGTTGGCGTTCACCGCCTGGATCCGCACCTTGCCTTCGAAGGTGACGTCGAACCGCTTGATCGCGATGCTTCCTGCATGCGCCTCGGCCTTGAACAGCGGCTCGATGCCGAGACCATGCCCGTTCACGAACCAGTCGCCGTCGAGAAAGGGCGCGCCTGTCTTCGGGTTGTCGCCCAGGCTCATCAGCCATTCCATCGCCGCCAGCTTGTCCACCTGGCCGGAGCGGATGTCCTCGCCGTCGCCCATCACGAAATTCGTATAGTTGTTGTAACGGTGCCAGGAGACTGACCAGCGCCGCCCCTGCGGATCGATCCAGTCATCGAGGCGCAGGTAATTGGCTGCCGCCTGACCGTTGCCACCGTCGTGCCAGGTCCGCGCGCGCTCTCCGAGGTGATAGAAGAAACCCGGCTCGGCCGTGATCGTGGGGAATGAGTTGTGCGCCAGCGCCGGTTCGGCGGTCATGAAGCATTCGGACAGGACGCTGAATTCCGCACTGCCGGTGTAATCGAACGACCAGCTCTCCTCCCATTGGGTGATGTGGCGCAGGCGGAAGAAGCGCCGCTCAACGGACAGCGGAAGCGCCCGATAATTCCATCGCCCGACGTAGTAATAGCCGATCGGCGCGCCCACCGGGCCGACGGCGCCCCGCTCCCACCAGTCGATGATCGCGCCGCCATCGAGCGCCGCAGCCTTGTAGCGCGTGCGCACGTTGTAATCGACGCCGCCCGTCAGCGGCACCTCGTCGGCGCCCCACGGCGCATTGTAGATCGAATTGAGGCCGTCGTTGGGGGCGATACCCTTGCTGGCCTGGACGGTATCCAGCCCGCGGATCGGCGGCCGCGCCACCTCAGCCAAGCTGTCGATCAGCGCAAAGCGATCCTCGAGCGCGGTGACGCCGGCAACCGCAGCGACCAGCGCGCCCTCGGCCGGCTTGCCGCCGCCGATCAGGCCAGTGTTCAGTCCGAGCATTCAACCCTCCACCGTCGCCAGCACCGCGGTCGTTCCGGCTGCACGAATGTGCGAGCAATGCCAGGGGAGCACATAGCCCGCCGGCAGTCCGCCGATGATGGCGATGTCCTCAGTGCCGTTCACCGGGCGGAAGACAACGTCCCCTTCGCCGATCAGCACGATCGCCTTCACCCGGTCGGGCACCGCGTAGTCGCCGCCTGTGAGGTCAATCGCCGCGCCACCGAAACCCAGCGTCTGCGGTCCGCTCCCCGCGATCTTTCGATCATAGGCCATTATCGTCGTCTCCTCGGCTCGGGTTGTTGGGGTCGATGGCATGCTGCGCCTCGATCCAGTCGATCAGCACGTCGAGCTGGTTGGCCTGCATCGTGGCGATCAGTCGCCAGTTGAGCTCGTCGGCGCCTGCAGGAAGTCCAGCCTGGTCGGTCGCTGGCGCAGCTCTGCCGGCGGCAGCGGGAAGCGCGGGCACATCGCGCGTTCCGCCCGCACCGGCAGCGGCGGTTCCGCCTCCAGCTGCTGCCGCGCGCAGCCGCTCAGCAGCGGCGCGAGCGCCGGTAATACGGCGGCGATAATCATCCAGCGTCGCATCGGTGATTTCCTTCTGTTGCAGGGTGACGAGCGCGAGCCGCGCTTCCTCGGCCTCCGCAGCCAGTTTCTGTGCCTCGCGATAGGCAGACTTCGTCTGCCGGTGATTCATGCGCTCGCTGTCGCGTTCGGCCGTCCGCTCGGCGATCGTGGCATCGCGGTCGGCCAGCTTCTGGCGGAAGCCCTTGAACAGGCAATGCGAGCGCTGGCCTTCGGCTACCTCGGCGCAGCCGGCGCCCTCAATGCGCAGCGTCTGCGCCGCGCAGCCGGCGATCGCCACCAGCGTCACCGCGCCGAGAATCTTCAGGGCAACCGCGGAAAGAGGCTTGGGCCCGATCACTTCACGCCTCCCGCGGCGCAGCGCGCCAGCGGCACATTGCCAAGGCGCTGGTCGACCCAGCCCGGCATGAATTCCTCGAGGTTGTCGTTGGCGACCGAGAGGCGCAGATACTCCGAGCCCTGCTGCACTTCCATCAGCTTCATCACCAGCTCACAGGCCTTGGTGGCGCCGCGGCGCCGCTCCAGCGCCGCGTAGGCCGCGATCGAGGCGGGACCGACCCTGCAGTCGACGGCGACATCCCGATAGTCGCGACCGCGGCGATTGAGCGAGTTGAGTGCGCGCTGGAACCAGCAGGATGGCCGGTGAGGCCCGAAATTGACGCTCTGGTCGCTGACTTCCTCGCCGAGGGCGATGTTCCGTTCGATGATGCGGTGGAAGCCGGGCTTCACGACGTAGCTTTCGCCGTGGATCGCGATCGCGGTCGCCAGCGGAAGATCCTTCATCGCACCGGCATAGCCGTGCTGGCGTGCGGTCGCCTCGGTGACCCCGTGGTTGGTCGCGCCGCCCGGATCTGCCGGATTGTCGACATAGCCGCCCTCCACGGCCACTACCGCAAGGACGATCGATGCGATGGCGGCCAGCAGCGTCCTGGGCAGTTTATCCATCGTCGCGGCTCGAACTCGGGCCGAAGCGCAGGCGGTCGAGCATGCGCCACATCAGCCAAAGGATCGACAGCAGCACAAAGCCCGCCGAGAGGATCGGGGTCAGCTGCCCTGCCAAATCGGACCACTGCGCCAGCGTGCCGGCGGTCCCTCCCGATAGGGCGAGCGCATCGCCAACATGCTTTGCGCGGTCAATATCCATGGCAGTTCTCCTCGGGCCGCCGATCGGCAGCCTGCTTGTGTTTTCTCTTGGATTGTGGCGGTTGCTCGGGCGTGCGGCAGCCTGGGCTCAGGGACTAGTCTGCTGGTCTTTCAGCATCTTCGCTGATCGGCCATTCCGTCAGTTCCTCGATGCGCTTGGCGGCGGAGAGGCCATCGAAGCGGACCGCCGTCACCAGACGACCCAGCTGTTGGTCGAGAGGGTCGTCGCCCGTGTTGCCGCGCGCAGCGAGAAGACCTTCGATCACCGCCTCGAGCCCCTGCACGCCGCCGATCTTGCCCAAGGCGAAAACGAGAGGAGCGAGTACCGCCTGTCGTTGGCGTCGCTGCAGATCGGCCAGTTGCGCCTGTTCCTCTTCCGTCAGTGCGATTGCCTCGGTCATGGCCGCATTCCTTCTGCTCAATAGTTGGTGACGTCGAGCACGACGCACAGGCCCTGCTGAGAGTGAGTGGAGAAGCCGGTCGTGCCGTCGTAGGGGCCCGATCGCGCCGCGATCCATGTCTTGGTGATGATCTCACCAGCACCGCCGCCGGCACCGCCGAAATTCGTCACCACATTGTAGGGCGGCGGGATCGGAGGCCCGGGATTGATCGGCTGCATCACGTTCATCGTGGCTGGCGTGGTCATCGAAGTCGCGTACTGCCGGTCTGCAGTGTAGGTGCGCACGTTCGAACTCGGCAGGCCCGCGCCTTGGACGAAGACATCCACCACGCGGGCAGGCTTGGCGCCGGAGTGATAGACTCGCTGGCCGGAGGCATTGAAAACCTCAAGCCCGCAGTTGCCGTAATCCTCTGTCGGGCTCGGCTCAGCGAACACGAGTAGCGTAAAGGGCGTACCCACAGGGCCGCTGCAGCGAAGCACGAAGGTCCAGTTGTTCCCGGATCGAGTAAACCCCTGAACCATCAGCGCTTCGCTGCATTGCCAGGCAAGCCACGGGTAGGACGGGCCGTTGTAGGTGAAGGGGTACTTGCTTGTGCCTGGCGCGCTCGAATACTCCGTGGCTGTCGTCGTCGCCGCGACCTTCTGTCGCAGGACGAGATTGAAGTAGCTCTCGTCCACCACCACCGTGTTGCTGTTGTTGAAGACCTGGAGCCCCGCCGGCATCTCAATAGACCCCGTAGATCAGATAGGTGGTCGTGGGCGCCACGAGGTTGCCGTACTGATCGATGAAGTTCCAGGACAGCGTGGTGCCGTTCACGCTGATCTGGGGCGTGAAGGCCCAAGGATTAGATGCTGATATAGTGCCGGCTTCAGCCCCGATGATCCAAAACGGCGTGCCCTGTGCGAAGCCGGGATGCGAAAAGCTCCCGCTGCCGGTATTGAGCGTCGCGGAGCCGAGGGCCCGCCCGGCGCGGGAGCCGAGATCGACCATCAGATTGCCGGCCGCGTCCCAAGCCTGGAAGCCTTGTGGCATCACCACACCCCCATTCGAACGCGCAGTACACCTGCCGCATCATAGACGCGCCAGTGGCCGGAGGAGAACTCGGTCCGCTCGCCGGTGCTGGGGGAGGACAGGCGAAACGCCTCCGCGGAGATATCGAACACGCTGTAACTGGCTGAGCCGTCGAGCCGCACCGAGCCGATTACCCGCCCGTTCTGGTCGATCTGCGCACCCCAGCTTGCGGCCATCACACCCTGTATAGTGCTGATCGCGGTGCTGTGCTGCGTGACGGAAATGCCCTGAGCCGAAACCGTGGAAGTGAGATTGGCATATTGGGCTGTGAGGGTATTCAGCGCGGTGTAGGTTGTGACCGCCGACGCTTCATCTGAGAATAGGCTGCTGTTCGGCCCATTCTCGAACTTGACGCGGCGAAAGCCGGCAAAGGTTAGCGTTCCCGTCGCCTTGAATATCACCAGCCGGATCCGCACGGCCGCAGCGTTGGTGGGCGCGTGAGCGGTGAAGCTCACGATGCCCCGGTTTGCCTCATCAACGGTGAAGGGCTTGCCTGTAGTCGAGTTGAGTCGCGGGCCCGAAGAAACGGAGATTTGTCCCCCACTTCCGTCAAACCACACCAGTTCGATGTAAGCCTGGGCGTCAGCCGTGCCCTGCAGGCCCGGCTCGCCCGAAATCGTGTAATCGCGATTGCCACCCACAGAGAACTGATCTGAGGTGAGGATCCGCTCCTCTCCGTTTCCGGGCGAGGTGGTCAGCCGAGCCACCCAGCCCCATTGGCCAACGGAATCGGCCACCCACGATCCGGTCGCTGTCGACCAGTAGTTCAGCCCATTGGCGAAGCTGCCGTTCTTCACCAGGTTCGGCCGCGAGGCGACGGCGCCGATCTCCAGATTGGCGAGGCTCTCCTGCACGGTGCCGATCGCGGTCGCGTTGTCGATCACTGCAGATGAGAGCGTGTCGACGGTATTGGAAACCGTCGTCACATCGCCGTCCAGATCAGCCACTTGGGCCAGCAGCGTCGCCACCGTCGCCTGGGCCGCATTTACCGCCTGCTCTGCCGCCGCCATTCGCTGGTCGTGATCGATCAGCGCCTGCGCCGCATAATCGAGCTGCTGGGTCACCTGCTCGGCATCACGATCGCCCACCGGCGTGCCGTTGGGCGCCCCGACCGTGGCCCCATCTTCGGGTCTCCCGTCCCCGGTCACATTCCCCCACAGAGCCGTCTCGGCCGCTTCGCCGATCGCAAGGATGATAGGGTTGTTGCGGCTGTCGTAGACGATCGGCTCGGCCGCCTGCACGGGGGCGCGATCGTCCGCATCCCAGGCATAGATCGCTGCATTCTCTTCGCGCAGCGTCATCTGGCAGGAGCGAGCATCTCCCGGCACCTGCTCGATCACCCGGAACAGCCGGCGATTGAAGCCTAGCGGCGCGAAGGTGAAGGGTACCACCTTGCCGACCCGATATTTCCATGCGCGAATGTCGAAGGACGCAGTGAAGGTCCGGTCGTACTGCCGCCGCTGCAGCGCCTGCTTGGCAATGCGTTGCGCCTGGCTCGGGCTCTCCACTGCGCCGAGATCGAGCGGGAGAACGACTTCGCCGAACGGCCCTTCCGTGCCGCTCGCCAGTGCGACTTCGGGATAGGGGATCAGCTGGTAAAGCGACGCGGTCGAAGGATCGGTGTATTTGCCCCGCACCACGGTGGGCGTCCCCTCGATCGAGGGATCGGGATTCCACGTGAAGGCACCGATGACATCGTCATCGTTCAGCCCCTCATCGCTCGCGGCCGCGGCAAGATCGTTGTGGCTTATGGCGAGGCCGAGCTTGCCGCCGGCATCCGTCATCTGCCCGCAGCAGGCGGCGCACAGCATCTCGAGCAGCCGGGCCGGATCATCTCCTTCCGACAGGACACCGGCACCCCGGAACCGCGGCTCGGTGCCTCCGGCAGAGCGGTTGACCAGCTCGTCACACTGGTTGGCCGCGACGATAAAGGACTGCAGATCGATCCGCCGCAGCGGCAGGCCGCACCCGGTCGCCGGCTTGCCGTTGATGCGGGAGCCGATCAGCACCCGCAGGATCTGCAGCGCGAGGTTTTCCCCGATCACCGCGCCGTCGCTCGCTGTGTAGCGCCAGGTGCTCTGGTCGTCGGCGCGCATCGGGCCCGAGCCGCCCGGGACGGTGCTGTCGCGCCGCGGGTCGTAAAGCGGTGCGCCACGCCCGATGATGGTCACGCGCGATGGCGTTCCGCCCGAGAAGGGGCTCTCCGCCTTCTTGCTGTTGCCGGTGACCTTGAATTCCAGCCACGCATAGGCGCAGCCGGTCAGCCGGTGATTGGCATTCCACTTGCCGCTGCCGAAGGTGACGGTGTTGTTGAACGTGCCTTCGGTGCGGATCGCCCGCACCCAGAAATAGCCGGCGAACTTCGCTGTGGTGCCGCCGGCGGCCGTCCAGGCCAGCTCGTCATTGATCCAGATCTGGTCGACGCCATCGATCCGATGGCTCGCAAGCGCAACGATCCAGCCACAGCGCTCCTGATCATTGCCGAACCATTCGCTGTAACGAACATCGACCGGCATCGCCGTGGAGCCGAGCACCGTCTTGCGATAGGCGCGCGGGTCGATGGTGGCGTTGAGCCGCTCCACCTGTGACGGCGGAACTTCCGGTGGTTTGATGGCGAAGCCTGCCGCGATGCTGACGGCGCCGGCGACGGTCGCGATTGTACTCGCCGCCACCGAAGCGCCGAAGGCCGAGAGCATCATGGTGCCGCCAAGAATGCCGCCCAGCCCGGTGCCAACGAGCGCAACGGCCGCGACGACGGTCGCGATCTTCTTGACTGCCTTTGCCATCAGTAGGGCACCCGCCAAGTGAACGGGTGCGCCCATTCCGAACGCCCGAAGGACACCAGCCCTTCCCGCTCCCCCTCGACTCCGACCGCGACGGCGCTCGCGCCGAGGCAGATCCCGAGCAGCCCTTCGCGCCGATCGAGCGCGACATTGTGCAGCATCACGATATCGCCGCGATGCGCGAGAGCAGCTCCGACCCGCTCGAACTTGGCGTCGAGCGTGGCCACCAGCGTGCCGGCGCCGTAGCGCCGCAGCGCTCGGACAGAGCCCAGCGCCGTACGATAATGCCCACGGAACTCGGGCATCGGGTCGATGCCCGTCATCGCTTCCACTGCGCCGGCCGCGAAGGTGCAGCAATCGTGCCGCCCCCATTCGAAGGCCTGCAGGCGCAGCGGCTCGAGATAGGCCGCTAGTCGCAGCTCCCAATCGGGCAAGCGATGCATCCCGGCCGCGGCCAGGACGGGCGAGACGTTTTCGGTCAAGCTCAGCTCCTGTTGCCTGCGCCGTTGGCGATGGCGATCGCGAGTTCGCCTGAGCGATCGCCCGGGTCGAAATTCTGCTGCTCGAGGTAGGTGCGGCCCGAGGCGCGCTTCATGAAACCGAGGTAGCTCTCCACCTCGAGCTCGATGATCTGGCTTTGCTGGTCGCCGAGGATCTTCGGGACATTCATATACCCCGTCATCAACGTCCAGATCGCGCCGATCCGCGCGAAGTTGTCGGGATCGAGCATGGCCTGCCAGATCCGGCAGTCGCGTCCCTGAAAATTGGCCTTGTTGCCGATTTCGGTCATCAGCTCGTCGTCCACCCCGGCAAGTCCGGACAGGCGCAGCGTCACCGTGTCGGTGCCGTCGAGGGCGACCTTGATCGGTGAAACCGATACGAAGCGCGCATCGACCGCGTCGAACAAGTGACCATCGAGATCCTCGTCGCCCGTGCCGGCGAACTCCATCGAATATGGCGCATTGGTAACACGGAGCTGCTCATGCGCGAGATCCATGTAAACGAAGCTCACCGGGCGGCGCCTATCCGCGCCTAGCGCCGCGATAGCAGCTGCATCGGGCTGCGAGGCCATCAGAAGCTCTCCTCGCATTCAAAGGACACGGCATATTCCTGGCCAACATCGGCCACCCAGCCCGTGTCGTCGCTGGTCATCGACATGACGGCATAAGGCCGCGTCACCGCCAGCACCGCACCGTTGGGCGGCACGACGCGGATATGCGGCTTGAACTGGATCTCGGCTGTGCCGTCGCCGGCGGACACGACGTCCTGCATCAGGATCAGAAGCTGATCGCCGATCGTCACGAACTGGCCACGCTTCAGCTTCAGCCCGGCCGCGCCCCAGCCCGCTGTCTGCAGGCTGCGACCGCCTTGCCCCGCCCCGTTGATCACCGGAGCAATGCCGGTAATCTGATCTCGCTCGCAGGCGATCACCCGAAACTTGTTGGCCTGCCCTTCAACGTCCGCCGCGAAAGCGCGCCAGGCGAACACGCCCTCCTCGCCGAGAATCGTGGGAAGCGTGACCTTCGCGCGGATCCTGGGCGCGAAGGGGAGGATGGTGACGCGCCGGCGCGAAGTGAACTCACTGCGGTTGACCTGCGTGGGCTGGTTGATCGTCCACTCGATCCGCGCCGGCACCGGCTTGGCCGGCATGGTGATCAGCGTCATGCGTATCCGCCCGGCAAACGTGGTCGCTCGAGATTGCGCCTGGTGCGGCCCTCGGCCGCGCTGATCAGCGGCTCGGAGGCGCCGGCGACGGTCTGCACCGAAACCTCCTGGATGCGCGCGTCCAGCATCGGTCCGGCTTCCACCTTCGCGCGCACATCGACCTGCAGGCGGTCCTGTGCGCTGCTCCCTTCGCGCCGCAGGTCACCTGCAGCCGGCAGGCGCGGCAGGCTCGGCATTGCCGGGGAGACGATGCCACCCGCGGCGAAGCCCGGCAGCGTGCCGGCGTTCATGGCTTCGATCAGTGGCCAGTACCGCTTGGTCGCCTCGGCGGTGAGGATTGATTCCCCGTTCGAGACGAGAATCGGCTTCCGCCCGTCGACCAGCGCGAAGATGCTGTCGGAAGTGCCGGTCCCCGGGCCGCGGATCACACGACCGCCGCCGGCAAAGCCCTCGACCACGCCACCCTCGGCGAAGCCCGTGCTGGCGAGCAGATTTGCGGGGCCGCCACCGCCGCCGAGCAAGCCGAGCAAGCCGCCGCCGATCGAGCCGAGGATCATCCGCTGCACCTGGATGCGGATCAGATCGGCGATGATCTGGTTCGCCATCCGCTTGAAGGCGCCTTTGACGGTCTCCGTGCCGCTCAGGATGCCGACCAGGCCGTCCTCGAGGTTCTGCAGCCCGTTTGCTTGGACCCGTTTCAGCGCCTCGTCCGCCTCTTCGGCCGACTGACGCAACCCTTCGAGATAGCGCTCCACCGGATCGAGATTGTCGCGCCGGATCTGTTCCTCGCGCACCGGTCGCTCCGTCTCGATCTGGTCGAGCATTCGCTGGCCCTGCGCGCGGTCCTGGGCATTGTCGCTGTTCAGCAGCCGGTCGGCGGCCGCCTTGCGCTCCTGCATCTCCAGATCGAGGATCTGCTCGGCGATGCGCCGGCGATCGGCCAACGATGTCGCCAGCTGGGCCTGAAGGCGCAGGACGGATGATTTGCCCTGCAGCGCTTCCGTGTCGGCCTGCAGCTGCTCGTCCATGAGCTGCTGCCGCTTGCGTGCCTCGACAACATCGCGCTCGAATCCTGAGAGGCGCTCGGCGGCCGCCTTGAGTTCGGCCTTCTGCGCGGCGCTGTAGTTCTCGTCGGCATCGATCTCCGCGAGGCGCTGCCGACGCGTCCATTCGATCGAACGAAGCTCGAGCTCCGCCTTCTCTTCGGTCGTCTCGGCCAGCTGCTGCATCGCGTTGAGCGACTGCTGTGTGTAACCGAGCAGCTGATCATCGAACCGCCCTGCGATCTCGGCCGAACTGGGCCCGCGCTTCTTCGCTCGATCCTTGCTGTCGCTCGCGTCCTGCCTGAGCCCTGGCGCAAGCTGGTTATCGGCGAGGGATTGCCTGATTTGCCGCGCGATGCGGTCGTTCTCATTGGCCCATTGCGCGTCCCGCAGCCCGCCAATGAACTCGTCCCGGGTGACGCGGGTGCCGGCAAAGTCCATGCCTTCCGCGCGCTTGATCGCCTCGGAGCGGGAAATCTGGCCGGGTCCGCTGCCGATTGATTGCATCAGCTGCTTGAGGGCCGCCGCGTTGCGCGCGCCAGTAGTGGGCTCAAGCCCCGCAATCCCGACCGTTTGCGCTTCGAAGAAGCCGTCAGCCCCGCCCTCCTGGGCGCGGATGAGCACATCCCGCGCGCTCGAGCGCTTTGTTCGCGCTTCCGCCTCAAGGTTCCGCGCCATCAGCAGCGCGTTGATGCGCAGCATCTCGTTCTGGTCTTTGATCTTGCCGGTCGTGAGGTCGAACATCCGACCCAACACGCCCTGCGCCTGCCCCAGGCCATCCGCGCCCAGCTCGGCCGCCTCAGCAGCATCATCGAGCTCGAGTAGGCTCGTCGCGAGGAGACCCACTACCGAAACGCCAACCGTAATCGCCGCGCCCCAAGGGCCAGCGAGGAAGCCGGCAAACCGGCCGAATCGGCTGTTGGTGTTCTCGGCGCCCATGCCCATCAGCGCCAAGGCCTGGACCATCTGCGGGCCCTGCATCGCGAAGGCACGCATGGCACTGGTGCCGCCGCTCACCTGGACGACGAAGTCACTCGCCTGGAAGCCGACGTTTTGCATACCCGCAGCGAAGGCGCCGTTGGAGCGGGACGCGTCCTGCGTCGCATCGTCAAGGCGCTCGATCGGCGGGACCACGCCGCGCAGCGCTGAGGCGGTGTGGTCGATCGCCAGTGCCTGCGCTTCCATTTCCTTGGCAGAGCCCATCAGCGCGGCGGCGATCTCGCGCTGCCGAACGGCATACTCGCCGCCCTCCGCTGCCGCCGTATCGAGGGCGATGGCCTGCTGCCGAAGCAGCCCGGCTTGGGTGGTCAGCGCCCGCACCTGCTCGTCGGCTTCGCCGACATCGAACAGCTTCAAGGCCTTGCCGCTGTTGCCCTCGGCCACCATCGCCTGCGCATTGCGCTTGATCGAGGCGAACATGCGGCTCCACTCGCGTTCGGCCTGGCGGGCCTGTGTCGCCGCATCGCCGCCAAGGCCGGCCCAGGCCTTGTCGAACGCTTCCTCGAGGCCCTCGGCATCGTTCTTCATGCTGAGGAGCGCGGACCGCGCCGCCTTCTGCGCGACGTTCAGCTTGCTGACGTCGCCCGATATCTCGAGGACAAGCGACTTGGTCGGGGCTCGCGCCATGCCTGCCTCCTCAGATCCTCGGTTTGTTGGCTTCGATGCGGGCGTCGATCATCGCCCAGAACTCATGCGGCGTGGCCCGCCAGAACTGGTCTGCGGACCATTGGAAGGCGTCCAGCGCGACGCCCATCATTCGGCGGTAGCGTCGTCCTCGTCCGTCTGTGTCGCTACCGCCTTCGCTTCCCCCTGCGCATCGCGCCCGCCGGTTGCGGCATCGAGGAGGCAGAGCGTGAGGCGTGCGACGGCCGGCGCAATCCCGCGTTCGAAGATCATCTCGCCCATCTTCGCCGCCGACACCCGGCGCGTGAGATCGTCATCACCGGCGCCGGCCTTGACCAGCTCGGCAGCGACGATGCCGGCGATCGCCAGCGGCATCGTGCCCGAATTGCCCATGCGGATGAGTTCAGGCAACGCACGCTCGGTCTTGCGCTCGATCGCCGTGATGGCGGCGAAGCTCGGCCGCAGGAGATAAGTCCTGCGGCCGAGGGGCAGCTCATGCTCCCCGCGATCGGGATTGGCCTCGCTCACGTGGTGGCTCCGAGGTCATCGATGATCGGCACAGCTGCCGCCTTCATGTCGAAGCGGAAGGTGCAAGCTTCGTCATCGGGAAAGGCCGTCGAGAAGTTGCCGATCGCGACGAGTCCCTGATACTTGACGATCGCCCCCTTGGTGATCTGCGCCATCACTTCATGAGGGTGGGTCTTGGCCACGGCGTCGACCCGCTCGAGGCCAGCGTCCGGAAGCCTCAGCTTTCCATTTACCGGAATGGTGATGGTCTGGCGCCCGAATCCCACCGGCGCATAGCTGCCGTCATCCTTGGAAGCGGTGTCGATCTCTTTCGACTGACGATTCCACTCGAAGCTGCCTTCCCCGCCGATCAGCTCGAACTCTTCCGGAGCCTCCCCATCGCCGATCTTGATGCGCCAGGTGTTGCCAAATTCGGTTGCCATGTCTGTCTCCTTTCCGGCGTCAGGCCGGCTCTGCGTTCACTGAAAAGGTCTGGATGCCGGCGTAGGTGACGCCGTCGCGCGCGGGGCCATCGGTCACTCCGCCAAGCCATTCGGGCAGATCGAAGGTGACGCCGGCGTATTGGAGGGTTTGCCCGTCGAGCGCCTGTCGCGCGGCAAACATCATGGCCAGCAGCTCGGCGCGCGATTCACCGCGGTAGACGGTTTCGACATCTACGGTGATCTGCTCGAGCTGCTCGCCCTTCCCCCCGATCGGATCGCTCTCGATCTTGCCGACGCGCGTGATCGGCGGACTGGTGTCCTGCGGCACATGGTCGCAGACGGCGCACAGCGCTTTCAGCGCCGCGTCGCCGTCGAGCTTCGCGAACACCGCGGCTTGGGCAGCCGCCACCAGGTCGACGATCATGTCGGGAGAGCCTCGCTCCAGAATTGCGCGAGGCGCCGATCGATGCGCGCCTCGGTATCGGGCAGATAGACGAACGGCCGCGCCGGCATCGCCTTCACGTGCAGCGTATAAGGTTTGCGCAGCGCGCGCCCCGCAGCGCGCCGCCGGCGGCTCGTTGCGGATCGCTTGCTGGCGCTCGTCCCGCGGATCACGCGGACATTCTGCGCCCGCCGGCCATATTCCACGAAGCGCCCGTAATAGCGGCTGTTCCGCCCCTTCCGCAGCGACAGCAGGCCGGCGCGCATGCGCAGCTGGTCCAGCATGACTTCGGCATCGAGGCCCTGCCCTAGATAGCCGGTGCCGTGGGTCTGCGAGGACAGCGCCGACTTCTGCGCAGCGGAGATCTCGACCGCGAATTCCGCCAGCAGATAGCCGAGCCGTCCGCGCTCCTCCTCGGGCAGTCGCTCGACGAGGTCGATTGCCTCAGCAAAACCCCTCGCCATCAGGAAGTCGCCTGCGCGCTGGCGGTTTCGGCGATGAATGTCAGCTGCCGGCGGCGGCCGTCCGGGTCAACGCTGGGGCCTTTGACATTCAGATCCAGCCCCGCGTAGCGCACCTGGTCGCTCGCCCGGATCTCAAGCCCCCTGCGCCACCGGACGCGGAACAGGAAAACCGAGACCCCCTCCATCACCTTCTCCATCACGCTCTCGCGGCCGTCGAGGCCGGTCACTTCAGCTCGAATGGTGGCGACAGTGGTCCAGGCTGTGAGGTAGCCGCCCTTGCCGTCCGGCTGTCGGATCTGTCGCTTGACGGCGATCTCGTGTCGGAGCCTTCCGGCAGGCAGCGGGCGAACACTCACCTCAGCAGTCCGAGAAACTGCGCAGCGGGTCGAGCAGCCAGCTCACGGCGATTGGCGTCTCGCTCGCTGCGCCACGCCCATCGGGAGAGACCGCCTCACGATTGGCGTACCAATGGCCGACGATCAGGCGGATGGCGTGCCGGACCATGTCCTGCTCGCCTTCATCCAGCCCAGGCGTATCGTCTTCGCTGGCGATCGCCCTCCGGATCCGCAGCTCGCATGATCTCCGCGCCGCCACGAGCAGCGACGAAAGATAGGCGTCCTCGCTGGTGTCCTCAGGGTCGAGCACGAGATGGTGCTTGATGTCCTCGAGCGACACGGGCTCCATGATTGCTTCGCCTACGCGCCCAGCGACTTCGCATAGGCGACGGCGGCAGGGTGGGTGTCAGCCCAGTCGCCACAGATCTGCGCCTCCGCCTCAGTCAACAGGGCGATAGTGTTCGCGTGATAGCCGCCATGATCAACCAGGACGCGTGCCTCGATCACGGCGCCGCCGGTTTCGCCATCGCCATCGCTGGGATGACGCCAACCGACGACGTGGCCGGCGCTGTCCAGCGCAAGACCGGATTTAAGCGCGGTGTCGCTCTGACCAGCAGGTTCGTCAGCGCCCTCACCCGCGGTTGGCGCCGAGGCATCCGCAGTCACGCTCGCGAGCACCCCTTCAACCGCTTGCACCACCTCTTCGCTCGCCGCCGACACCGGGGTCGGAACACGCTTGTTCGCCATCTCTAACTCCTTCCAAGACGCAGGGCGCGAAAGGCGCTCTGAAGGGGGCGCCGGACCCGTGGGCCCGCCACCCTCCACAAAGGCGGCGAGTTGCCCCGCCGCCCCCGTTGCAGCGATCAAGTCGCGCTGTTCTGGAAATGCTTCACCGGCTGACCGGCGGTGACGAGCTTGCCGTCGTGCCGCGACCAGGCGAGAAAACCGATCTGTCCCTTCCGGATGAAAGCGCTGTCGTCGAAGCGGAACAGCGTCACCTGCATGATGTCGCGGATCATGTAGCTGTTCAGATCGCCGAACAGGATGGACTTCGCGTTCGCGGCCATCGTCGGCATGTGCTGGTTGATCTCGTAGCGATAGCCCATCAGCACATCGGGCTCCTTGGTCGAGAACCCGGGCAGCCAGAGGGGACGACCTTCGCCGTCCTTCAGCTTCTTGAGCGAGCGCAAGGTGTTGTCGTGGAACATCCAGCCCACGCTCGGCAGCGAGCGATAGGCGGGATCGACAGAATGCTCGAGATCGGTGAGGTCATCGGTGTCCACCGAAGATGCCTTCCCGGTCGCACCAATCTTGCCAGCGGCCGAGCCGGTCACGATACCCTGGGGCTCGGTGGTGCCGGCGCCAACCGTGAAGTGCCGGTTGGTGATCCGCGCAATGCGCAGCGCCGCGGCGCGGCGGATGAATGCCTCGATATCGATGCCGGAGCCCTGATCCTGCAGCAGCTCGAAGGGGATGGTGAACACCTTGGAGCTGTACTTGTACGAACCCAGCTGCGTGGTGCCGAAGGTGGCATCCTGATCGGTCGCAGCGGTATTCTCGGCGACGATCTCGCCCTCGATCGCGGTTTCGTCCACGGTCGGCCAGGGCAAAGGGTTGCCGCCGCTGGTGGCGATGATGTTGGCGACGTTGCGCATCCCGCCGAACGCCTTCAGCGCCTCGAGCAACTCGCCGCCCCACCCGGTCGGGACCAGATAGCCGCCGGCTGCGCCGCTGGACTGGCTGCCGGACTGCGCATTTTGCACCGAACCAGCTCGCAGCGCCTGCACCTCTTCATCCGTCATGCCGCGTTCGCCATTGAGGATGAAGTTGCGGAAAGCGGCACTGTAGCGCTGCGCGTGCTCGCGCTGCTCAGGGGCCATATTGGCGAGCGTGCGCTCGCGCTGATCCTCCGCCAGCTCACCGGCCGCCGCATCGCCATCGATGCGCGCCTGCCGCTCAGCCCGCTGGATCTGCGCATCGATCCGGTCGATCTCTTCGTAGATCGCGTCCACTTGGGCCTCGATATCCTTGGACCACTTGTCGCCGGTGTTGGTGTCGAGGAGGTTGCGGGCTTCCTTCGCCTTGGCGGCGCGCTGGTCCCGGAGCGCCTTGATATTCATCATAATCGGTTCTCCAAAAGAAAAGCCCCGCCGATCGGGCGGGGCTTCGGGGGCGTCCGGGGGAGCGGCGCCGGTGGTGAAAGGCCGTCAGGCCGATCGTTCGTAAAGGCCGAGGCGGGCGAGCATGCGCTGACGCGTCTGATCGTCCTCCGGCTCCGGTTCAGTGAGGGCCGTGGGGGCATTGGCGTAGGCGGCGACGTTGAATGCCTTGGCCTGCCCCTTCGCGGAAGTCTCCATGATCGCCTCAGCAAACCCGGCGTCCACCGCCTCCTGAGCGTTGAACCAGGTTTCCGCCTTCATGAGCGCCAGGATCTCGTCTTTCGGCTTGCCGCTCTTGCCCGCGTAGCCATCAACCAGCACGTCATCGATCTTTTCGAGCAGCTTGGCGGTCGCGGCCATGTCGTCGGCGTTACCCATCGCGAAGGTCCATGCCTTATGGATCATGTAGAACCCGCCATCGGCGATCTCCACGCGGGCGCAGGCAAGCGTCAGCGCGGTTGCGGCCGAAGCGGCGAGCCCGTCGATTTTGGCTGTGAAAGTGGACGGATGCTCCGCGATCGCGGTCATCATCGCGCGGGCTTCGAACACATCGCCGCCGGGCGAGTTGACCCGCAACAGAATGTTCGGGGCCGTGATGGCGCGGAGTTCACGGGCAAAATCGGCGGCAGAAACGCCCCACAGGCTGTCGATCACATCGTAGACGTAAACTGTCGCCGTATCTCCATCCACCTCCGAACGGAGGCCCGCGCCCTTCCCGGCATTTGCCCGGGCGAGATCGAACAACTTACGCATCGTCATCATCCTCTGGTTCGGTCAGGGCCGGCGCTTGCCCCGGCTCGTCTTCGTCGTCTGCTAACCCACCGTCCGCCCCGGCGGCGCCGGCAGCGGGCGCAGGGTAGTAGAGCGTGCGCGATTGCTCGGTTTCCTGTGGCTCGAGGTTCTTCTTTCGCCGCACCTCGTCCTGCGTCATCCACCCGGGACCGTTGGGCCCGCCCAGTGCGCGCATGAAATATTCGCCCTGTGACTTGCTGTCGCCGACTTCGAGCGCATCCGGATCGAAGTCCACGAAGAGGTTGTTCGCCCGGGCGCCAGCCACCGGGAACAGCTTTCGGGTCATCTCCTTCGCGAAACGGCGAAGGTGCGGCATCACGGTGTAAAGGCGGAAGCCGATCGTCATCTGCTCGATGCCGGTGCCCCACGCGGTCGCGGCGGTGGTCTCACCGATCATATGGGGAGGAGTGCCGAAGATCCTCGCCACGTCGACCACCGAATATTGCAGCAGCTCGAGCAGCTGGGCGTCCTTGGCCGAGACGGAGACCCGCTTCCACTCACCCCCATTCTCGAGCAGCAATGGATTGTGTGCATTCGCAACGCCTTGCGCGCGACGATTCAGATATTCCTTGAAGTCCTTGCGCTGCTGCGCCGAGATCGAATGGCCGGCGGGGAAGCTGAAATAGTCGTTCGTCAGCAGGCCCCGCTCGAATTGGCCGGAGGTGTATTCCCGGCTCGCCAGGTTGATTCCGATCGCCTGTGCATGCTGCGAGATCGGAGAAAGTGCGCGGATGCCGCCGGCATCGCGCCCCGGCCCGCGGAAGTGAATCACGTAGGATCCGTGGTGGTCTTCGGTCGTGCCGTCCTCGTTGGTAAAGCGATACCAGAGGCTGCGATCAAGCGAGCGGAAGGGAAGCACCCGTGCCGGGTGATAATAGTCGATCGAGGTCATCACGCCGTTGCGCGCCTGCCGCATGAGGCCGTAGCCATTGCCTCGCAGCAGGATGGCCATACCGGCCAGCTCGATCATCTCGGGCCCGGACATCTCCTCGTTTGGCTCGACCTGGAGGAAGCGGTTGAAGGGGTGGTCGGCGAGATAGCGGCGGCCGCCATTCGCGAGGTGCTCATACACGCCCAGCGGCGCGGACATCATCGTGCCGCTGATCAGCGTCACGCAGCGCCAGACCGCGGAAGATCGCATGGCGGTTTCCGGCGTCACATTCATGCCGGCTGCGCGTTGGCCGTTTCCGAACCACTCGAGCAAGTCGGCATCGCCAGCGATGACCGGGACACTGTCGGTAGCGGCTCGCGCGCCTGCCTGTTTGCGCGAGGCACTATAGGCCGCCTCAGCCGCGGCTGCGCCGGGCGACAGTTTATAGCCGCTCAATCGCCGTCCTCCTCTTCGTCCGCGTCGAGATCGACCACGAACGAGCCTTCGTATTTGTCCGCCTCGAGCGGCACGTTGTCGGCGGCGCCGGCACCCATTGCGCAGGTCACGATGCCGTCGATGCGCCCGCGCGAGCGCTTCTTGTCGAAGGCACGGTTCTTGATGCCGTCCTCGATCAGTGCAGCGTTGGCTGCGCACATGTAGGTGACCGGTGAATCGTCGATCACAATGGCTTCATTGAGGATCCGGTCCTCGAACCGCTCCACCGATCGCGGCATGCACAGCTGGCGGTCTTCGAAGACGACCCGTGTGCCCTGCGCGTGCTTCACGAGCTTCAGCCCCGAGCCCTCCGGCTTATCCGGCCCCTCGAACTGCCAGACCTCGAGGCCGATATCCTCGCAGGCTGTTAGGAAGTCGGCCATCTGAGCCGGGTCGAACACCAGCTCCTGCACGTCGTGCGCCGCGCAAAGCTCAGCCACCCGGGCCGCGATAAAGCTCTTGTCGATAGTGGCCCCGGGGACAGCGGTGATCAGCCCCTTCTCCACCCATTCCTCATAAGGCGCATGATCGGCTGCGGCCCTTTCCGCCAGACCGTCCTTCGTCGTCCAGTACCAGGTTTTCTGCCAAAGCACCCCCGCCCCATCCAGCCAGGTGGCCGTGAGCGCCGTCAGGTCGTTCTTCTTGGACAGGTCCAGGCTGAGCCAACACCGGCAGCCCTTCAGCGCCGCGATGATCTCTTCGCCGACCGGTGCCAGCACCGCGGCCCATTTGTCCTCGCGGATCCAGAAGTCGGCGGCGCCCGTCGGGATGCCGAAGTAGAGCCGCTTGACTGAGGATGCAGTCGAGAGTCGGGTTTTGGCCGTAGCGACCGCTTCCCGGATATTGGTCACCGGATAGGTGACGCCGAGTGCCGGCAGCGACTTGCCCCAGCACGCCTCATTTTCGAACACCGTTTCCCGGTCGGCCTTGTCGACCCGGGCGACAAAGGCGAACGCGGTGTCGTTCTTCACCTCGCCGCGCGCGACCGCCTGGGCGACTTCCGATATGGCCGTGCCGACCACTTGGGCGGTCGCCGGCGTGTTGCTGCCCAGCACCGTCATGGCACTGCCGGCGATCTTGTCGATCGCTCGCTGCCAGATCTCGATCTGCGTGTCGGTTGCGAACTCGTGGATTTCGTCCGCGAGCACCATTCGAGGCCGGGGACCGGACTGCTGTTTCCCGTCTGCCAGCGGCAGGAAAAAAGATTGCGACCCTGGGTGTTCGATCTTCCAGGCGTTGTCGCCCTCACCGCGGATCACCACGTGGCCGAGCTGCTCGAGTGTGTCCCCTTCATCGTAATCGGGCACCTGCGCCCGGCACATGGCCACCGCGTCCTTGAACAGGACCATGGAGGTCTGCTTGTTCGCGGCGATCGAGAAGATCTGCGAGCGCTCGAATCCGCACCAGCCCATGGCGTAGAGCCCGAGGCCCGCCATCATGGGCGACTTGGCTTGGCCCTTCCCGGTCTCGATGTAGCCCGATCGGAAACGCCAGCGACCCTCCGCATTGACCCAGCCCATCAGCGAGCCGACGCAGAAGGTCTGATACGGGATCAGGTGGAAAGGCTTGCCCGCCGCCGGCCCGTCCGTGATCGTGAACATCCACGGGAAGAAATCGAGCGCCCGCTGCGCGAGCTCCGGCCTCCAGTAATATCCTCGACGTTCTGCGTCCCGCAGGTCGCGGAGATGACGTTCGGCCGCGTGCCGAACAATGTCGCCCACCACGAAGTCGCCGCGGACGGCACCTTCCGCCCAGGCGGTTGTCGGATCGGCGGCCCTCTTAGGCTTTCGGCCCGAGGAACGCGTCGGCACCGGCTTTACGCTCCCGTGTCTTTGTCACCTTGCCGACCCGGGCCCGTTTGCCCGGAGTAAGACCGAGCTGCGCCTCGAGCCGCTGAGCGGTGTTCTCGGCCTCGCGCATCGCCTTGTAGTGGATCGACAGGCGCGCGATCGCCTTCGGATTGTCTTCGTTCGGCTCGGTCACCAGCCCTTCCGCAGCGACCATCAGGGCGCAGCGGTCATAGACCAGGTAGGTGAGCACCAGGCGCTGCAGCGAATGCCCATTCGAAGGCGAGAGGATCTGCGCCGCGTCCATCTCGCCCGCGACCCGCCGCCAGTGCTCGGACGCGGCGCCTTGTTCTGCAGCCTCCGGCAGCAACCTAGCCCAGTCGGGCTCAACAATACCGCCGATAGTCTCGCGTGCCGGAGCTCGCCCGCGGCGCTTGCTCGCCAAATGCGGGGCCTCCGTGCAGTGTCGCGGCCGCTTCGCCGACCGCAACTTTTTACTTCGAAATTCATCGCAGTGCATACGGAGGCACTGCGCGGTGTCCGGCCGATCGGCCGCTGGACTTTCACCCCCCCCCTCCCCTCTCGTGCCGGTGGGCTCAGCCGCGGCGGGCGAGGTTCCAGGCATGCTCGGGGTTGGTTGGGCGACCATCGCGGCCGACGCCGCGGTGGCGTGGCACGGCGTGACCGAACTGCTCGGCCGTCACCTCCAGGTGATGCGGCTCGCAGAGGTTGCGCGTATTGCAGTCCTCGTCGGGCCCGTCGTGAGCCAGCGGGATGACGTGATCGACCCGCGTGGCCTGCGTGGTGCGGCCCAGCTCAAGGCACATCTCACACAGGCCATTCGTGCGCCGAAGGCGGCGCTGGCGATCGCGCTGGCCTGCTCGACCGCGCTTGCGCGGGGTAGCCACTAGCTGCGCATGATCAGCTGCCCGCCAGCGTTCCTGCCTGCTCAGCGCGCTCAAGGAAGAACAGCTCCTCGCCATCCTTCCGGCTGAGGCCAAGCCCCGCCAGCTGGCGCCGATGCTCGCCGGCAATCACCTTGAGGATGGCTGCCCGATCGAGCGAATGCTTGATGCGTGTCAGCCCCGCAGCCCACGCCCGCTTGGCCAGCTTCTGCGCAATTGCCGCCTCGTCGCCGGCGACCGCCAGCGACGCGCGGCCGCTGCGCGTACCAAGGTTGCAGCCGCCCAATTCGATCGACTTGCGCTTGCCCTCGGTGAGCCCCGCCGCATTGGCAGCCCACCAGGGCGCCATCTTCTCGCGGATCTGTTCGCGCTCCTCGATCAGTCCCTGCGCCTGGCTGTCGGCAACCGCATTGGCATCGGCAATCGCCTTGTTCCGCTCCGCCTCGATGTCGGCGATCGCCGCCTCAAGCACGGCGAAGCGCTCGCACAGCTTTGTCGCAGCGCCAACGGAACGCGGGGCACGCACGGCCGCCATATCAATTCTCCTCCAGGAGCAGCACCTCGATCGCCGCCTCCAGCCGGGCCGGGCCTTCCAGCTCCTCCCGCCGTTCGATCACCGCAGCGTCTGCGACCAGCTGGCCCGGAATGCGGAATTCATGCTCCGGCAGCGCGTCCAGCATCGCCCGGCCGCGCTCCACAGCGTCGCCGCCCTCGAACGCATATTCCAGCCGATGCCGCGTGCCGCTGAAGGTGATGCTCGCCCAAGCCCTCTGCTCGTGCCAGATCAGCAGCCCTGCCTCGCCGCCCAGCGCATCCAGCTGCGCCTTCAGGTGGCCGTCAGCCCGGCAACGGCGGGCAATCGCCGGATGGAAGCTGCCGACTGCATTCACAGCGTTTTGCCCTCGGGCAGGCCAAAGCAACGGCCGCGCTGTGCCTCGGCTTCCCGGCCGGCACTCAACTCGGTCACCAGCTGGGCGAGGAAGTCGGCGGTCACTTCCACCACCGTGCCGGAGCGTGCCTTGCGCTCCATATCGCGCAGATTGCCGATATCGATCAGATCGCCGGCAGCCATCACGCGCGGCGTCCTCGGCGGAAGGCCTCACGCAGGCGGCGCGCCACCGCGGTCACTTCGCCTTCCAGCTCGTCGAAATGCTCGGCCGAACGAATGCCGTCCTCGGCCTCGCCGGTGAGCCCATAGAGCTTGTCGACTTCCTCGCGCAGCAGCTGCGCAACAGTCGGTTGGGCAGTGACTGCCATGAGGCTCCTCGAACAGCAAAAAGCCCGCCAGCGCTTTCGCACGGGCGGGCTTCTCGGGGGGACCATATCGCGTCGGGACGCAATTATCGCGGGGTCAGATTTGGCCCAAAGCGTGACCGATTGGCAGAGTCCTTTTTGTGACGGCCAACACGTTCCTGCAGCGGAAAAGGTACCGATCGCTCGTATCTACGAAGAAATCGAGGTGCTAACCCTTTGCAAACTTCAAGCGAGCTGCGGCTCGCCGGAGCATGCTTTAGGATAACAAGGCCCACTATCATGTTGATCGAAGCTTATGTTGATGAGACAGGCATCAACAAGGACGATATTGCGTTTTGTGTCGCGGGCTACATGGTTCGCGCCAACGCCGGCGAGTCCATGGCAACAGCTTGGCAGGACGTGCTAGACAGGTACGGCATCGATTATTTTCGCACGTCTGAGTGTTTAGGGGGCCGGGTCGAACCGTACGGATCTCTCGGCAAGGCGAGATGCACTGCCTTAGCGACTGAGCTGATAAATCTAATACGATATAACTGCATGTTCGGCTTTGCGTTTTGCTTCAGCCAAAGGAACTACAGAATTATTGAAAACGCAAAAGGGAAGGAATACCCTTACTCTTTTGCAATAGAATGCATTCTATCGGCGTTTTTAGCCGAAATCAGCAATTTATCTTTTCGCCCGAAGTTAGAAGTCTTCATTGAATCTGGACAGGAGAAAAATACTGATGTTCGCCGATTACTAAAAGAGCTTGCGTTAGACGCGCGCAATAAAGGCCAGGAGTTCTCCTACTCCTTCGAACGCAAGGGCGAACGCCATTTGCTGGAAGCTGCTGATATGCTCGCATGGCATTGCCAGAAACACATCAAGAGGTGCATCGCCGGCCTACCCATCCGAAAGGACTTCGCTGCGCTGCTAGATATAAATCATCGAGTCTTTCAGCTATGCAATACACTGGATCCCGATGGTCAACCGAATCTCCAAAGTACTCGTCTTTATGTCACAGATGGCAAGGCTATAGGTGATAAAGAGGCAATGGACGAAATCGCCCAGATCTATCAGCTCGGCTCCCGTCGCTGACGAAGGATGTTGCGCGCCTTGTAGCTGAACTGCGCGCTACTTCGCCTTCGCAGCGCTTAGTGAATTGTATGCAAAGTCTGTAATGGTCACAGGATCGCCGCCTGCGCCGCCAGCAACGTCGCCTCGTCCACGCTGTCGCACGCCATTCGGCTGAAGTCCGGCCAAGCATCCAGCGCCTCCGTCAGCAGTCGCCGCGCCGTCTCTGTGCGCATGTGGAACAAGCGCGCAGCACGCAGGCAGGCCATGTCCTCCACGATCATCGCCAGCACCGGCGCCGGCTTCGCCAGCGAGGCGCGCCAGGCCGTATAGGCAACCTCCGCCCGCACCGCGCCCAGCTTCTCGAAGAATGTGCCGTCAAAGCTGCGGCTCGTATCCACGCGGGTTTCAAGGCTCACCGTCCCGATCGCGACGTCCGCCCCTATCCGCTCCGCCACCACGCGGATTTCGGCCGCCCAGGCCAGCTGGTCGGCGCTGATCGAACCCGCCATGAACAGCCGCGCCAGCGCCCCCTGCTGCACGCGGCTCGCCTTCTCATGCGTTTCCGGGGTGCCGGCCCGCTTGTGGCCCCAGTCCGCCTGCAGGCGACGATTGGCCTTTCGCAGCGCCGTCTCTTCGCGAGCCTTGGCGGGATGGCGTCGGACAAAGTCGGCGGTGATCTTGTGCCGCCGCTTCTCAGCCAGCTTTGCGAGCTCGCGCTCCCGTTTCCCCATTCGCGCCTCCGTCCGATCGGGCGGAGGGATAGTCGAGCACCACCCGCGGCGGCAGGGCCCCTTTTGTGACGGCCGGAGTCGCCTGGCACAGATCCTCATCCACCTGCCAGCCGAGTTCGCGCAGCTGGCGCACCGCCTCGTCCCGCACGCTGGGCAGCTTGAGCCCACGCGGGCCCGCCGATCGCAGGATCATCCCATCCCGCTCGAGGCTCTTCACTGCCTTGCGAACTCGGGTGCGATTGCTGTCGAGCGCCGCGGCGATCTCGCCATAGGAGGGGCTGGCGGAATGCCCGGCGAAATACTCGCGGACGAATGCCAGCACCAGCAGCCGAAAGCTTGCCATTTCCGGCGCAAGCCTCGGCAATTTGATTGGAACGCCGACCACTTCCGCCCTCCTCTCGAAAGAAGAACATAGCGAGAATTCATCGGGATTACGAGACGGGGAGCTCACTGAAGAAGGTCAGGCACTGATCCTCGAAACTTGGGACATCGATGGTCTCGGCCTCCGCCATCAAATTGGAAAGCGGGATCGGTAAGAAGCGCTTAAAAAATACTCCCGCAAACGCGTAGATCGCGGTATTGAATGCACTCGTCATTCGCTGCGTGTCCGTGATCAACCGATCAAGTGCGGCAGTATGGTCGTCCGCCCCTGAAAGATGCTGAAGCGCTCGATATTGAAGAAGCTCGGTAGTGTAATACAGTGTGTTGCCGAACGTCGGGGCGAGATAATCACCTAGATCGTCCGTTGGCTCGAACAAGGCATAGGCAGCTTCGACCGTCTCGCTGAGGCTATGGAATGCGATGTGATCGCGCACCTTCCAAATCAAACATTCCTGCCCTCGTTTGGGATTAAAGTAGGCCCTGATTTCCTGGAGCGCCCTCCGTCCTTCAGGCTCCATTTCGGGCTCATATTCAGCCTTGAGGGGCTTGGAGAAGTGCGACAGGATCTTCCAGCCCTCGCACAGGCGGCCGGCTAACAAACGAGCGATTAGCATGCCATAGGCGGAACTGCCTTGGTTTGCGATACGACAGTCCTCATCAGGAAGCGAACCTACGATTACCGCCAATGTTCGATTCAACATCTGAAGTTCATTCGCGAGACCGGTGACTAACAGGAAGAATGAGCGATCACGTGCGGGCACAGGATCTAGATCTGCTTTGTAGTAAGGCAGCGTGTGAAGAGTGATTTTATGGGACATGAGAGTCGCTTTTCCGGCCGGCTACAACGATGCAACGTAGTCCGCGCCGTCGGTCCGGTATAGCGGCGGAGACACCCTCCGCCGCCATCCTGCCAAGCCGCGCAAAGGCGCCCTCCCGCAGTTGCGCCGGGCAGCAATACCCCCACAAGTTGGCGCTGATACCCCCATGCACGAATGTAGCCCTTGACTACATTGTAGCTATGGGCTACATCAACGGCATGAAGCAGATCACTTACACCCGCTCGGCTCTGAAGGTTCTGCGCAAGATGCCCGCCAACACCGCGCGGCAGATCACGGCGAAGGTGGAACAATACGCCGCCGACCCTGCCGCTCTGGCGAACAATGTCACGGCGCTGAAGGGTCGCACCGGCTTCCGCCTGCGGGTCGGCGACTGGCGCGTCATCATGGACGAAGATGGCGCGGTGCTGGCTGTTCTGGAGATCGGGCCCCGTGGCTCGGTCTACGATTGAGGAGAAGACACATGGATACGGTGACGATCGATCGCGCCGAATATGACCGGCTCCGCGCCGCTGCGGAGGATCTCGAAGATCTGCGCGCCTATGATGGCGCCATGGCTCGCATCGCCGCTGGCGAGGAAGAGCTGGTGCCGGCTGATGTCGTCGGCCGCCTGCTCGCAGGCGAAAGCCCGCTGCGCGTCTGGCGTGAATACCGCGCCTTCACCCAGGCGCAGCTGGCAGACGCAGCCGGCGTCAACCGCGTGCAGATCGCCAATATCGAGTCCGGCGGGAAGACGGGTTCGGTTGAGACAGTGAAGAAGCTCGCGGCCGCCCTGGAGGTAACGCTCGACGATCTGGTGTGATCGCACGTTCTTCGACCCTTTGAAGTCGTACCAGTCGTGCGCTGATTGCGCGCGGCACCGCCCTCTAGGCCAAATCGAAGTTGAAAAAGGTTATGGTCGCGTCCGTAAACTCGCCGCTGATTGCAGGTGCTTCGCTCGATCGTGCCGAGATCAAACCTGCGTGCTGACCCGCCTCGCACAGAGGCTCGCTCACCACGCTACCCGCGGATACTCTGATGTTGCCGCAAGTGATATCCTTGATAGTCAGGCGCCAACGGTAATCAGTTCCAGCAGACACAGCCTGCTCATACTGGATTGTGTTTTCTCGGCCCGGCGCAAAGCGAAATCCACCGTTAGCAAAGCCCGGCCGAAGCAAATGGGCATGTGCCTCTTCGGCTGATCGGCGATAGCCCTGCACGAGCGTTCGGAGGACCTCGTGGGCGATCTGTCGGATTGCGTGTCGCTCCACGTGTTTCACTGCCAACTGTTCGCCGTTGAAAGCGACGTGGCGCCAGAGAGCGAAATCACCAATGAGCAGCTTGTAAAAGTCGTCGGGCAAGGCGGGATCTACGTGCGCACCTCCATCCTTGTTGGCCATGTGGAGGATGACGTCCCGCCTGCTCAAGGCAATACCGTCTGGATGAGCGAACACGGGTCCATTCCACCAACTCTCGAACGGAATGTGTCCTCGCACGGGCAAGTCATCTAGAGGCGCAAAAAAGTGGAGCCCTTCATCCGAGAACGATGACCGAACCAGATTGTGGGAGGGGACCATGTTCCCCGGATGAGGCGGCTTAGCAGTGTCAACGAAGCTGATAGAATCGCGGCCCACGATCTGGAGCAGGGAAGGCGACCGCCCCGAATGCAGCAGCACCCGGAGGATTGTGGCGATGTGGATCGCCTCGATGGTGTAGCCTTCATCAAAACGCTTCACTGCCCTCTGAAGAAAACCGATTTGCTCCCTGAGCTTTGCCTCCAGCTCTTCATCTGTCCGCGCGTATCTGCCATCTGCAGGCATACCTCCTATTCCGGCGTGTACGATCGCGAACTCACCGGCTCTCCGACGCCGTGCGGCAGCAGCTCCACCTCGACCGTCACGTGAACGAAGCCTTTTCCGCTGCGATCATCCTCGAGGCTCAGGATCGATGCCCGGCAGCCCTTCTCATCATCCAGCACTGCTTCATGAACGAAGCTATCACGCGGCAGGTAGCCTAGGGTGCGGCCGTGCTGGTCGGCCACGGCCAAGGCGTCCGGGTCATACGGGTTGTCCGGCTCATGCCAGATGGTGACCGTGTCGCCCGCCCTGCAGCCGGCGATTGCGTCCTGATAATGCTGCTCCCCAACGAGCGCCTGGGGATACCGCCGCCGTCTCGCAGGAGACGGTGCATTCACCGCCGCCTCTTCTTCAACGGCTACGTCGGCCGCCGGCTCTTCTGGCAGAGGCACCACGCCTCTCTCGGCCGCGCGGAGCGCGATGTAAAACGCCACGGCAACCACGCCCAGCACGACCATCAGAAGAACTGCGCCCTCAGCGGTCACTCCCCCTGCCCCCTGTATGTGTGTTGCTTGTCATGCAGCGAAGACGTCGACGATGCAGTCGCAGCCAGCGCAGATGCGTGACGGAAAACTGAGGCGCGATCGGTGGAATTGAGACACCGAAGCGCCTCCAATAGATCGCGCTCTTGCGCGTTGATTTCGAAAGCGGTGTGCGCTGCAGAAGGGTCGTCCGTCTCACCGGTCAGATAAGCCGGCGTCGTTCGGAGCTCGCGCGCGATCTGCACGAGCGACCGCGAGGATCGCGAATTGCCCCTGATCAGCGAATTCATCGTGCTCTGTCGAACACCGACGCGGCGCGCCAACTCGGCCTGCGTCATGCCGATCGCGCTCAATCGCTCCTCAATTCTGTCGCCCAACCCCATGAGCAGAGTATCTAACGACACAGCGTTACAACCTACTTCGATTTATCGGTTGCGACTCAAACGTTATTCCGTTAGCAAACCGGTATGGCGTTAGAGCATGAATCGGAAAGCGCTCTGGCGCTGGCAGTTCGCAAGGCGGGCTCGCAAACTGCGTTCGGGCGCCTGATCGGCAAGCGTCAGTCGGTGATCCACGACTGGCTGCGGGACGAAAAGCCGCTGCCGGCCGAGTATGTTCTCGCCGTAGAAGCGGCCACAGGCATATCCCGTCACGAGCTACGGGCGGACATCTACCCACTCGCTGAATCCCCCGAGCCAGCGGCCTCCGTTGCCAAGACAGCCACCACCGGCGATCCGCTCGAAGGTGTGCGCTCATGAACCCGTTCATGGCCCCTCGCGCTATCCAGCCCGGGAACGCGCGTCACTTGCGGTCGCGGGCCCACTTTGCCACCGCGCCCGCCGGCGGGCGCGCGCCTCACGCGGCGTGGCCGCGCCGGGAGGCCGAACCGCGGCACCGCGGAGCCGGCGGTACCATCTCACGCCGGCGCGGTCGGCCATGACCAAGCTGCGCGCGCCCCTCTCCGTCGACGCTGCGCTGGCGCGCATCGCGGGACAGCTGCCCGGGGGCTGGCGCGAAATGGCCGAGCTCGCCGACCGGCAGGAGCGCACCGTGCGCAATTGGGGCGATCCCGACACGCGCGAGCAGATCCCGATCGACTGTGCAATCGAGCTCGATCTCGCCTATCAGCGCGCCGGCGGCACCGGGGCCCCGATCCACGAAACCTATTCGCTCCAGCTGGAGCTGGCGGAGCTATCCCGCTTCGCCGATCGGCACGAGCTGCTCGCCCAGGCCTTCGAGGTGATCAAGGAAGGCGGCGAAGCACACGCCGCCATCGTCCACGCAGCCCGCCCCGGCGCCACGCCGCAGGACACGGCCGAGGCCCTGCGCGAGTGCATTGAGGCGTTCGACGCGCTCAAGCTCATCCTGCCAATGCTGCAGCCCCCTGCGCAGCTGGCGGAAGGCCACCGCCCTACCGGCCCGCCCTGATCGGCCAGCGCTCCGCGTTTGACCGAGCGCGGAGCGTCCTTTGCGAGGCGGGCCGCCTCCCGGCCCGCCTCGCAACCCCTCCGAACCCTCTCCAACCCCAGTCCACGCGGGGCGCGATCCCTGCGGCGGGAGTGCTCTGCCATGTGTCAAGGAACAACAGGCCCGGTCGACGTCGCCACCGGGATCATCACGCCCGGCGCTTATCTGCGCCTGCGTCGCGAGGCTGCGCGCATGGGCATCCGCCAGGTGGCCGCCGAGCTCGCCGCCCTTCCCTTCGCCGTCATGTGGCCCGGCCCGGCCGAGATCGCCCGCCTCGCCGCGCGCATCGGCGCGGCCGAGGACGATACGGAGCCCTTCACCTTGGCCGAGGCAGAGCTGCTGCAGCATGCCTTCCGTTTCGACTGGTCGGTCTACGCCCAGCTGATCGATCTCCACGCGGACCCTGCGTCGGACGGAACATTGCCGGTGCCGCAGATCTGCCGCTCCTGCGGCTGCAGCTGGCATGATCCCTGTGTGCGCTCCGGCGCCCCCTGCGCCTGGACGGATCACAATGCGGAGCTTTGCACCGCCTGCGCCCACCGCCCCGCGCCCAGCCCCGGCCTGCACCTCGCCGGCGCTTCCGGCGAAGGAGCCCCGGCATGATGGGGGAAGTCCTGCAACCGTCCGCAGAGGCAGAAGCCCTTTTTCGCGCGGCGCTGCGCAAACAGCTCGAGGAAAGCGGAATGGCCCGTGGCAGGCCAGAGCTGATCGACGAAATCGTCGACTTGGCCGTGCACTCGGCCACGCAGGCGGCGTTGACGCTCGGGCGGGTGCTCGATTCCGCCAGTTCACGCGGTGTGGCCCTCACAGCCTTCGGCCCTGCGCTCGGCTATGCCCTTGGCGTTTTCCAGGGCTCGCAAAGCGCGCTCCTCGATTTCGCGGCCGAGGCGGGCATGCGCACGGACGGCTTCACCATTGAGGCGCGACTGTGAGCCCCGCTGAATGGCTCCTCCTCGCCCGCTGGGGCTGGTGGCGGCTCGCTGGTGCCCTGCTGCTCGCTTACGCGGCCGCCCTCCTCCTCTGCACACTTCTATCGGAGCTTCCTCATGGCTGACGCCACTGACGACCGCCTGCGCCTGCTCATCGAACGGATCGAGCGGCTCGAGGCAGAGAAGAAGGGCATCTCTGACGACGTTCGCGACGTCTACGCCGAGGGCAAAGCGGTCGGCTACGACACGCGCATGATGCGGGAGATCGTCCGCCTTCGGAAGATGAAGCCCGACGATCGCCGCGAGATGGAGATGGTGCTCGACACCTACAAAGCGGCGCTTGGTCTCGCATGAGTGGCCAGTGGGATGATCCCTACTGGAACAATCGCGATCGACGCATCCGGCGGCGTCGCCTCGCCGTCTGGATCGTTCTCGCCCTCGCCGCCTGGATCTTTGGCGCCCTTCTGGCTGCCGCGGGCTTCGGCCTCGCGCGCCTGCTCACCGACCCTGCGCCCCTGCCGCCCCCCGCCCATTCGGAGCCTCTCCCATGACCTTCCGCACCTTCACCCATGCCCAGCTGGTGATCTCCCCGCTCAACGTCCGCCAGAACCGGGAGGATGCGGAGGCGACCGAAGCGCTCGAGGCATCGATCCTCGCGCACGGGCTGATCTATCCGCTCACTGTCCATCCGCTACCGGACGGAACCCATGGCGTCCTCGCGGGCGGTCGCCGCCACCGCGCCATCGGCCAGTTGATCGGCCGCGGCGATCTGCCCACCGACTGGCCCATCGATGCCGTCGTTCGCGATCTGCCGCCGGCGGAGATCACTGAGCTTTCGCTCTCCGAAAACCTGCTGCGGCGCGAACTTCGCCCTTACGAGGTGCATGCCGCGATCGCGCGCGCCCGCGCGCAAGGCGCTTCGGTGGAGGAAATCGCCACCCGTACCGGCCAGCGCGTGGAATGGGTGCGGCAGCAGCTGCGCCTGGGCGAACTCGCGCCGGAGATCTTCGCCGCCTATGCCGAAGGCCAGCTCTCGATCGACGAGGCCCGCGCCTATGCGGCCACCGAGGACCAGGAGCTGCAGCTGCTCGCCTGGCGCCATTTGTCCACCCGGCCGCAGTGGGAGCATCACGCCAACGCCATCCGCGCATTCCTGAAGATCGGCGATCGCGAGCTGGAGAAGCTGCTCCGCTTCGTGGGTGACGAGGCCTATCGCTCCGCCGGCGGACGCTTCGAGCTGGATCTGTTCGCCGATGGTCCGGAAGAGCGCGGCCGCGTGACGGACGAGACCCTGCTGCGCCAGCTGGCCGAGACCAGGCTCGCGGAGCACCGCGATCGCATCCGGCAGAAGACCGGGCGCAAGGATCTGCGCTTCGCCGCCGCACCGCCGCAGAATGCTGGTACCACCGACTGGTCGCTGAAGCTGGACCCGGACTATCGCGCCGGCCGCAAGATCGTCCTGCCGGCGGGCGATATCGTCGCCACCATCGCGATCGCCGCCGCGGGCGATGTCGAGACCAGCTTCTGGTGGGCCAGCCGCAAGGCGCGCAAGGAAGCCAGCCGGGCGGAACGCACCGGCGATAAGGACGCGGCGAGCTCAGGGGCCACACCGGTCGTCCCCGCAACCGGGCAAAAGGTCACCGGCGCCGATGCCTTCGGCGATTACACCGCCGCCCAGGCGGCGCGCCTCTCCGCGAAGGATGAGCACGGCCTCACCGCCGACGGCTTGCAGATCGTCCGCTCGCTTCGCCGCATGATGCTCCGCAACGTGCTGGTGTTCGAACCGAGCGGCACCGTCGCCCGGGATTACCTTATCTGGTCGCTGCTGCGGCAGGAGCTCGGCGGCGCGAGCCAGCAGGACACCGGCACCCGACCGATCGCCAGCCACTGGACCGCGCGCGATGACGAGCCCGCGGATCTGGTGCGGGACTTCTTTGCCGAGGAGCTCGTGGCCAGGAGCTGGGACGTGATGGTCGCCGGCGCCGCCAGCCTCCCCTTCATGAAGGAGCCGGACCCGGCCGCGAGCCTCGCGTCCTATGTTGCCCTGGACGAAAGCGAGAAGAACCTCTGCGCCGGCGTGCTCGCCGGGCTCGCCCTGATCCGCTCCGCCAATGTACCGGGATGGCGCGTCGCTGCGCATGATAAGATGGCCGAGCTGGCCGGCGGATCGGACGCCATGCTGCGCCAGTACTGGCAGCCCTCGCCTGCCTTCCTGTCGCTCTTCCCGAAGATGAAGCGGCTCGAACTCGCCCAGCCGCATGTCGATGCCGATTCCTTCCGCGCCTGGCCGAAGCTGCCAGACAAGACGCTTTCGGGCGCCGCGGCCGGCGCGCTCGAACATGCCGAGGGTGACTGGATGCACCCCGCGCTCACCTTCAATGTTGCGGCCGAGCCAGCCGGAGAGGAAAGCCCCGCCGCGCCCGCAGTGGCGGACGTGCCGGCATGAAGATCCTCTCCCGCCTCATTGCGGCGGCGAAATGGGCGATCGGCCAGATTGGCGCCTGCCCCTATGGGCGCCCGGACTGCAGGCCCGGCAACCGCTGCCTGCAGTGCCGCCAGGATGAAATCTTCTGATGCCGGCGCTTCCGCTCAGCCTGCGCCGTCCCTCGATCGACAGCTGGAACGCGGGGCAATGCACTCGCCTGCGCCGCCCCCTTGGCGGCATTTATCGCGGTCTTGCCCCGGGCGCGCTGCTCTGGATCCGCGAACCCTACCGGCTCGCCGCGCGCTACGACGGCCTCAGCCCAACCGCGGCCGCGCAATTCGGCGCCGAACCCTATTTTGCCGCCGGCCTGGTCGCCGGTGATGTGGCGCGCCTGCAGCTCGGCAAGGAATGGCCCGCGCGCAATTTGCTGCGCCAGTGGCACCGCCAGCACGCGCGCGTCCTCGCGGTCGAATGCCAGCCGCTGCAGCTGATCACCGGCGAGGAAGCACGGGCCGAAGGCTACGCCACCCTCGCCGCCTGGGCCCACGCGTGGGACGTCTCCGTCCCGCTCTCCGCCAACGGCCTCGAGTGGAGCGGCAATCCCACTGTTCTCGTCATCACCCTCGCGCGCGTGCCCGCCCCGATCGCCGGCCTTGGCGCCCGCGCCGAACCGAAGCGAAAGGCGCCGGCCGCATGAACGAACCACAGATCGAATTTGCCTATCCGGTGGACTGGCCCTCGGCCCGGCCGCGCACAAGAGCATGGGACAGGAAGGAGGCACTCTTCCGGTCGGGCGGCAAACGGCTGCTGTGGGACGATGCGCTCGGCAGGCTGCGTGAACAGGTAACGCTGGTGACGCCGACCGGCAGCGACTGGCGGATGAGAGAGCTGACGCTGTCGACCAACTTCGAATTGCGCGTCGACGGTCGGCCCCGGCGCGATCGTGGCGTTCCGGCCGATCCGGCCGTGGCCTTCTTTTTCGAGCTGGACGGGCGGCCGCACGTCCTCGCCTGCGACAAGTGGGCCAGCGTGCCAGACAACATCGCCGCAATCGCCGCCCACATCGAGGCGCTGCGTGGCCAGGAGCGCTGGGGCGTGGCCGACTTGCGCCAGGCCTTCGCGGGTCACGTTGCGCTGCCCGCGCCCGAGCAGTGGTGGCAGGTGCTCGGAGTTCGGCAGCAGGCGACCGAAGCGGAGATCGACGCCGCCTGGCGCGAGAAGATGCGCAGCGCGCACCCCGACCAGGGCGGCTCCGAAGAGCAGGCCAAGCGGCTCAACTGGGCCAGAGCAGAAGGAAAGAAGCGATGA